CACCAAGTTCGTCAAAGCCGCATTCGTTTAATTTCTAGTTGACAAAGGGATAACTGCAAAATGGCCGCGTTCACTATCACGCACACGCAACGTCTTGACAACGTGGCTATTTTGCAGACCCTTGAATCAACAGACATTGCGATAGGCCAGACCATTGTTGTCAGCGGCAACGCCGACTTTAACGGCACCTACATTGTGTACGGCGTGCCGATCTACCTGTTTGAAGGTGTTGATGAATACGGCGACTACCTTTTCGACACAAACGAAATCATTCCTAATCAGTTATTGGTCAACCAGGTTGCAGCAGATTCAACGCGTGCAGCTGCAACCGGCACAATCACCTGGACTCAAACCTGCACCTGGGTAACAAACCAAAACGTTCTTGATTGGCTCGGAATAGCCACAGCATCAGCAAACGACACAACCTTTGTTACGGCCTGCACGGCTGCCAGTAACAGTTGGGGATTTCGAAAGAGAGTCGAGGCGGGATACCACGATTCTCTTTCTACTTCCCCGTCATCAGCCGCAACTCTCGCCTTGACAATGTATGCCGGTAGCCTTTACAGGCAGCGCGGAAGCGTTGACTCTTTCGCTTCTTTTGAATCAATGGGCCAAACCGCGCCGACTGCTTCTATGGGCGAAATTATGCGCCTGCTGGGCATCAACAGGTCACAGGTCGCATGAGTGCCACAGGCGTATTTGCAGAGGCTCAGGCGGCCCTAGCGACCCGCTTAACGGCACTAGGGATTGTGAACACAGCCGACCCACGCAACGCACGCCCCATGTCGGTTCTTATCGAGCCGCCAACGTTTACAGCGTTTACTTTCAACGTCTTGAAAATGACGTTCACTCTTCGCGTCTTGGCCGCCCCCCCAGGTAACCAGGACGCGATTGATTACCTGTACACCACGATTGACACGATTATCAACACCACCACCATTGATGTTCTTGACGGGCGCCCTTCAATGACAACTATTGGCGGGCAAGACATCCCCTCTTACGACCTCACCGTAGCTGTGGCAACTCAGCGAGCATAAAAAAGGAAACACATGGCAACCACTACTTTTCTCGGAAACGCAACAATCAACATCACCCCCACCGGCGGTGCAGCTGTTGACGTCTCAGACCAATGCACAAAATGCGAAGTGATGGTCGGCTTTGACTATCTCGAATCAACCGCAATGGGCGACACCGGACACCAAGCAGCCCAGGGCTTACAGACCGTCCAGGTCAACATGGATTTGTTCCTTTCATACGGCGCAACAGAAGTTGAAACGCTTCTAGCCGCAATCCAAACCGCGGGCAGCTGCACAATTGTGGTGTCACCATCAGGCGCGACTGAGAGTGCCAGTAATCCTGAGTTTACAATTACAAAAGCCACCGTGGAAAACAACCCAGCGATTATGTCAACCGTCGGCGAATTGGCTGTCGCCTCGCTGTCGTTCACTAACGGCACCTGGGTACGCGACATCACCTAATCCAAACCTTTAACCGTGCGAAGGAACCAATGCAACTATCAATCAAAGTCAACACAGGCGAAGAGGATTTTGTTGTCACAACAAACCTTTTTCATATCGTGCTACTTGAACGCAAATATAAAACAAAAGCATCAGATCTCGGGTCGGGCGTCTCTATCGAGCAGCTCGGATTCCTAGCGCATGAAGCAGCAAAAACTGGCGGGTTCGCCCCCCCACTACAACTAGACGACTTCCTGAAAAAGTTAGTCACGCTAGAAGTTTTGGAGAACGCGCCAACAAACCCCACCAACGGGGATCAGTAAGCCGATCACTCGCCGAAATACTTGTCGAGACCGGCTACTGGCCCCCATTTGATTTCACACTCCAAGACCTGAACACCGTGATAGATGTTCTGAACAAACAGAGAAAGGCCAAACAATGACGGTTTCAACAAACATTGAAATGGTCGGCCTGAAAGACACTCTGAAAACTTTGAACAAACTTGATCCAGCGTTACGGCGCTCAATAACTAAAGACTACAAAAGCATTGTTGCCCCTGTCGTTGATGAAGCAAAAGCGCGCATTCCTAACATGCCGCTCTCAGGCTGGCAACGCTCATGGACAACCAAAAGCGGTTTCAAAATGTTGCCGTGGGATTCCAACAAAGCAAGCAAGCAAGTCAAGGCTGGCGTCTCTGGCAAAAAGGTCAAAGAGTTTCAAGGCCGCACCAGCAACCTTGCCGTTTTCTTCATTCGATGGTCAGGCAGCGTTGACACCGTTTTTGATCTCACCAGTAAAGGCATCATGGGCCGAAACCTCGGCGCTAAATGGGGGCGCCCATCGCGCGTCATGTGGCCCGCATACGAGAAACACAAAAACGAAGTTGAAGCCAACGTTGAAGGCTTGGCTGTAGAAGCAATGCGAGCCGTTGACAAATTATCGAGAGCGAAGTAGCGCATGGCAATAACCATTCCGATCATCACAGAATTTGCTGGCGCCGGCATTGATAAAGCCATTAAGCAATTCAAGCAACTTGAAACGAATGGCGAAAAAGCATCGTTCGCAATCAAGAAAGCTGCTGTGCCTGCAGCTGCCGCGCTCGCTGGGTTGGCTACGGTCGGCCTTGATTTTGCTAAAGCAGCAGCAGAGGACGCCCAGAGCGCCGCGCTACTTGCCCGCCAACTAAAGAACAGCACCCTGGCAACCGACAAACAGATCGCCGCTAATGAGAAGTTCATCACCTCAGTTTCAATGAGTGCCGCGGTTGCTGATGACGAACTACGCCCAGCACTACAGAAACTCGCCACAGGTACAGGCTCATTAGAGCTGTCACAAAAACTGTTAGGCACCGCCCTCAATGTGGCCGCGGCAACTGGCCGCCCCGTGGTCGACGTAGCCGAAGCACTTTCAAAAGGTTACGCGGGCAACATGAAAGCCCTCAAATCTTTGTCGCCGGAACTAGCCGCAATGATCAAAGACCACGCCAGTTTTGATGAAGTCACCACCCGCCTTGACTCCAACTACAAAGGCATGGCCGAAACCGTCGCCAACAGCGCCGGCGGATCATTCAAAAAACTTGGCATCGCTCTTAGCGAAACAAAAGAATCAATCGGCGCGGCCCTGCTACCCGTCGTACAACTCATGGCCGACAAGTTTGTTGTCATCGGTCAACTAGCACAAGAAAACTCTGGCCTGTTCGTCACCCTGGGTATAGTCATCGGCGGCATCGCTCTAGCTGTAGTCGCGGTCAACACAGCAATGAAGATTTACACCGCCTACACAAAACTTGCTGCAGCTGCAACATTCCTATGGAACGCCGCCCTAGCCGCCAACCCTGTAGTGCTAGTCGGCATCGCCATCGCCGCACTTGTCGCCGGCCTAGTCATCGCCTACAACAAATTTGATTCATTCCGCAACCTTGTTGACACCCTATTTGACGGCATGAAAACAGGTTTCAAAGTAGTTGTTGACGTGATCCGCGGCTACATCAACACCCTTGTCGGATTCTACAAAGGCTTGTTCAACGGCATCGCAGACATTTGGAACAACACCGTCGGCAAACTCTCATTCAAAATACCTGGCTGGGTGCCAGGCATCGGCGGTAAAGGCTTCGAGGTTCCACAGATCCCCAAACTTGCTGAAGGCGGAATCGTCACAGGCCCCACAATCGCCATGATCGGTGAGCGCGGCCCAGAAGCCGTGATACCACTCTCAGGCCGCAACGCCCCAGCAATGGGCAACAACATCACAATCAACGTCTCTGGCGGCGACCCGAACGCAGTAGTGGCAGCACTACGCACCTACATGCGCCAAAACGGATCTGTACCCATTCGAGTGAGCAACATCTTCTAATGGCACTCGCCAAATATTCCGCGTCATACAGCATTGATGACGGCATCAGTTACACGGTGCTCAAAGACCTAATGTCAGTCAACTTGTCTGTCGGCGTACAAGCACAGCTGCAACAACTTAAAGCATCAACCTGCACCATTGTTTTACGGTACCCAGACGGCTACTTTGATCCGATCACCGATCTTGTGCCAGGTACCCGCGTGTTGATCAAAAACATTGTCGGCACAGAATTTGATGTGTGGGAAGGCAAAATCTCTGACGTCGCAGTCACTTGGGGAATCCCCTATGTCAACAACGTGGGCAACGCAGACTTTTTAGAAATCAACCTTGAAGGTTTTTTCGCTGATCTGGGACGCATGGACGGACTCAACTACGCAATGACAGGTACCACCCTCACAAGCCAATTTACACAAGCAACCACAGAATCAGGCGTCGCCTGTGCCTACATACCTACAACCGACGGCCGGCTAGGCCCAGCCACAACCGTGACCGGCACCTGGGCCGATTGGGTAGCACAAACCGCGCTATCAAATAACTGTCGTATGCGCGACGGTTTAGAAATGGTCACAGGTCGCGTCAACATTGTCAGCCCGTTTTCAATTACTGCTTGCACAGTCAACTTTAGTGACACACCATCAGGCGACGACCAGAAATTTGATGTCATAGATTTTGACAGCCTGGCCGACAACTTCTACACACAGGTGTCAGTCAACACCGCTTCATTTGGTACGGCGACAGTAACTAAAAGCGGGGCAACAAAACCGTTTCGCACACTCACCGTCAACACCCTCAGCCCGTCCATAGGCGTCGGCACAGATTTTGCAAACTATCTGCTTGGCAACTACCAGGACCCAGCCCTAGCTCTCAGCAGCTTGTCGGCCACAGCAGAACAACAAACAACAAACAAACTAGATCAACTTGATTTGTTAGGTGTCGCCAATTACCCAGGCAAAAGCATTGTTGTCACCTTTCGTGGCGTCAACTATTTCTGCATTATTGAAGGCGTAACGATGAGCGCAACACCTAACAGCACTCGCTTCACTTTTTATGTTTCAGGGCAAGACCTGAACGCTTACCTAATTTTGGACAATACAAAACTCGGCAAACTAGACGAAAACAAATTGGGGTACTAATGGCTATAAAAACTTTTACTACTGGCGAAGTGCTGACCGCTTCGGACACAAACACCTATTTAGCAAACAGCGGGCTTGTATATGTCAAACAACAGACAGTCGGTAACACAGTTGCAAGCGTAGAAATAACGTCAGCATTTTCCGCAACTTATGAAGATTACAAAATTATTTACGTCGGCGGTACTACATCAACCCAAAACGATTTAGCAATACATTTAGGCGCGACAGCGCCTGCTAATGGCTACTATCAAACCGTTATTTATGCGTCTTACAGCTCTGCAACAGCGCTGGCGCAGTTTGTCAGCAACGGCACAAAATGGACATACGGCGGAAGTCAAGAAAACCCAAATAGCGTTATATGCGAAATCTACAAACCTTTTGAGACACAGAAAACAATAATAAGCGGAACCTTTACTGGCGCAAATAGTGCAAGAGTTGGCGGACAAATGCAAGGTTTTTACGACCCAACGACTAGTTACACATCTTTTACCATTGTGGCTGGTGCTGGAACATTTAGCGGCGGCATTGTTTATGTGTACGGATACCGAAAGGCATAGAAAATGGCGCGACCAAACAAACAAATAGGCGACGAAATACGCGAAATGACAGAAGAAGAATACGCCGAACTATTGGCGAGCGGCTGGACTGAAGAAGGCACAAGTGATTTGGCGCATTAGTTTTGTGGCGCTACTGCTAGGCGCAATCCTTATTTCTTGTGGAGACCGTGAGCGCGTCAACTGTGTACGCACAAAAAACAAGGCTTTACGCGCAGCTACAACAATTACTGTTGACACCGCCAGCGTAGGCAGCTCTCGAATAGTGACAGACAAATGCCCATAATGCCGGCGCGTCGGGAACGCATGACCAGCGAGCAAATAAAAGCCCGCCTAATTTTTGTGGTGGCTTGCGCGTTGTCGTTTACTTTTGTGGTAGCAACCATGTCGCTTATCTACGGCTTGCTTTTTGTCACGCAGCCGCTTGACGTCAGCGACAACGACAAAAGCGCATGGGCCACATTGCAACCCTTACTGCTGTTTTTGACTGGCTCACTAGCTGGCCTGCTGAGCGCAAACGGCTTAAAAGACAAACAGAAAGACAAACCCGATGAACAATGACGACAAAAAAAGTTTGCTTAAAATAGTGCGCCAGGCTGTAGCCAATCTGTTGCACCGCATTGCAGACATCATTAGCCGACCATGATTTACACAGGCAACACAGACGGCGCAGCTGTCGGCAAACGTGCCGGCACCGAAAAGTTTGTAGACATAATCAAGAAAAAAGGCTTCACCAATCTCGGCACCTGGGCCGTGAGGAACATGCGCGGCTCAGACCGCCTGTCAGTACACGCCACAGGACGCGCTGCCGACCTCGGATGGAAAGACCCAGCCACAGCAGCACTTTGGGCAAACTGGCTAGTGGCGAACTATGAGGCCCTGCAAATTGAAGAGCTACACGACTACGCCGGCACCACCAAAAAAGGCACAGAGAAATGGGGTCGCGGCTGGCGTTGTAACCGAGACGGCAAACCAGGCTGGAAAGACTGGACAGAAACCGCAAACGGTGGGACACCTGGCGGCCATTGGTTACATGTCGAATTGTCGCCCGCTATGGCAGACAACCCTCAACTAATAGTTGAGACTTGGAAGACGCTCACTAAACCTGTTTAGCAGTCGGTCATTTGTAACATTGTTGTAATGTACAATTAATAGGTTCGTGACTAAGGTCACGACAACTTATTGACTGGGGGGCCAATATGCCAATGGACGAAACGCACTTGTCGGTCATCCTCGACTTACTAAAAAACGGGGAAATGACCAGCGAAAAAGCCACCGCTGCAATCGCCCGAATGGCCGAACACCAACACGTCATTGACCACGGCGAAGAAGCCCGCTTCAAAAACCTGTACCGCGAAGACATGGCACCATTCACCATTGACAACTACCACCGCCCGTGGCTGCCTGAGGACGTCCAGCTGCTCATCAGCATGCGAAAGGCCGGCACCGACTTCGCCAAAATTGCTCGACGCCTCAAAAGAACCGAGCGCGGCATACGGTCACGCTGGGCATTTGAAATGCTGCTAGAGCGCGAAGCCAACCGTGCCACCGCCCTGCCGGTCGCCTCTCAAGTCATTGACCAATGTGTTAAAGAGATGCTAGACGAACAGCCTTCAGGTTTCTGGTCATGGTATGAACCCCCCCGACAGAATCACCCAAACATTCTGAGGGACTCCCCCCCACAGAGCGCGCCATAAAAGATGCTTGACTAAATCACATGTATGAAATATGATGACAGAACAAATAAACCCCTGTGACGGGATTCACGGAACGCTTATTATGGGCGTTGTCTGGAAAGACTTACCCCATAAGGCTTTCGATTCCCGTTTTTATCGCAAAACCGACCTTTTGATGACGGGATTAAAAATGAAAAATGACCGAAAGTGTGAAGCATGCGGCCTGCCAATGCTGTGTGGCCAAGTGCGTACTCACGGGGTTTG